TTGACAGAAAAGCGATTTCTGTTAACAGAAATGCGACAAGTAAAGATAAGGAAAGTAAAGGTAAGGAAAGCAAAGGTAAGGAAAGCAAAGGAGAAAAAACATATGGCGCTAAAGCGCCCCGGACGGGCCCCAGGGTTTACTATCCGAACGACGAGAAACTTGATGCAGCATTTCATGATTATGTTGATATGCGACGGAAGATACGAAAGCCTATGACCGAGAGGGCCGTAGATTTGGCAATGAAAAAGCTGGAGAAGCTGTCTTGTTCTCCACGGACCGGGGCAATGGATAATGATATGGCTGTGGAAATACTGGAGCAGTCAATCCTCAACAGTTGGCAAGGACTCTTCCCGCTAAAAAACAACACCGGAAGGAGCACCCGTGATGGAAGCGTGTTTGATGAATGGAGGGGAGCATGATGACACGGGAACAGACCAAAAACATCATTATGATCATACAGGCAGCCTATCCTAATTACAGGGCGTCGGACAAGACAGTAACGGTAAATATATGGTTTGAGATGCTCAAGGATTATACGAAAGACCAGGCGGAGGCAGCGGTAAAGGCATACATACAGTCTGATACCAGCGGGTTTGCACCCAGCATCGGACAGGTCATAGATAAGCTGCAGCTTTTTCGCGATTCCAATGATCCGGCGGATCGGAATGAAACTGCCGTATGGGATATGGTCTATAAGGCCATATGCAACTCAACCTACCATGCGGAGGAAGAATTTGACAAGTTTCCGGAAATCGTGAAAAAGGTCATTGCTTCACCGGGGCAGTTAAGGGAATGGGGGCGGATGGACATTGATACGGTGAACAGCGTTGTGGCGTCAAATTTTATGAGGACGTATCGGGCAGAGTGTATCAGGAAAAAGGAGATTAATAAGCTGTCTCCTAATCTGCGCAGGATGATGGCAGGGTTAAAGGATGGCGGGCAGGCATATCAGCGACGGATCGGGACCGAAGAGCCAATGCACGATATAAGGGATCAATATACTACGGAACAGCTCGAAGAGCGGAGCCGACGCTTCGCAGATGAGGCAAGGAGGCGGGTACTTAGTGGCTAAAAAGCAGAGCGAAGCTATACAGGGTACGGAGAAAGAATTTCTGGATATCTTTAGAACACTGTGCTATTCCCGGAGTTCATGGCAGGCATGGACGGATTTGATCACAGTTTTTGATGAAAAGGAGGTAACGGCATGAGCGAATTAAGGGATAGGGCAATTGCAAAGCTGGATTCGGAATTCTCAAGTCTGAAAAAGGAGAGCGAAAAGAAGTTTGCGAAACCTTGCATAGACTATCTGAAAAAGAGGTGTGAGGAAGATTCCGCAATTTGCGAGGATATTTTGCAGGAGCATAAGACTTGGCGGAAATGCTATGACTATGTTTGTGGCCAGGCAAAGAAGGCACTGAATAATACGGATGGACCGGTATGGTATGAAACGGTATTTGAATGGGTGGAAGATTATTTCCATCTGGATGATAAGGCCATTGAGGAACAGAAGGCAAAAGAGGCAGCGGAGCGCAAAAAGAAGCAGGAGGAGGCTGCTAAAAAGGCGAAAACGAAGCAGAAATCAGCTAAAAAGGAAAACAAACCGAATACTAAAAAAGCGGAAGGCAAGACTGCTGAAAAGCCTGCGCCAAAGAAAAGAACAAAAGAAATGGAAGGGCAGATGGATCTGTTTTCCATGATGGGGTTATAGGAGGTGTAGATCTTGGATAAACGGAAATTATCAAAAATACCGAGAGAGCATGCAACTTCGGAAATGATGGAAGCTGCCGCGCGCCTTGGAGAAAAGAGCCACATAGTGACCGCTTCGCTGATTGAAGATAAAAAAATACTGCAACTGACTTTCTACAGGACAGCTCAACTCCGTGAAGGAAAGCCAGAAGCAGAATTTAGAACATTTCTGTCTGACAGTGATTATATCACACAGGATTTGAAAGTGTCAAAGGTTAAGTGGCTTACAGCAGCATTTTCCGGTATGTGGAATTTCTCACTATTGGATTATGTATGGGATAACGAAAAGCATGAAATCTCCTATCGGGAGAATGTATTTATCCGGTCTAATGAAGAATTGAAAATTATGGAGGGCTTCTTTGGCAAATACATTAATCCGGGAGACAAATATAGTCCATGGAGTGCTATACACCGGTTTCAATGTGAAGTTAAGGAAAAGCGCCTTGATGCAAAGCACAAAAAGGAAACGGACAAGATCGATGCAGCGATGGAGCCGATCAAGGATGTGCCGAAGGGATTTTTCGATTGGATATGGGAAGAAGGCATGAGCTTTAGCCGGTATCTGATTTACAAGGAGGAAAAGAGAGGGAAAGCGGTTTGTGAATGCACCCATTGCAAGAAAACTGGCGTGGTAGACAGAAAAGACATCCGGCTCAGAAATAATGAAAAAGGTGTCTGTCCGTTCTGCGGCAGTAAAGTGACAATAAAAGCAAGGGGCAGGATGCCAGCGCAGATTTTTGATGAACGCTGGTTCCTGTATGTGGATCCTACAGAGGACGGCTTTGTTCTCAGGTATTTCAAAGCATATCGGAGAATCCGAAGTGACAATTACATAGATGTGCTGAGTAACAAGGAGCGGATCGAACAGAATACGTTTGAATACAGCAGGGCAATTTATACATTCCCTAACGGGAAACCCAAGTATGTATCCTACGAGTGGGGAGTGTATAAACAACGAGGACTGCCGAGATGGTGTCCAGATTCCGGAAATATAGCCTGCATGGAATGTATTTTATATCCGGGCAATTTACCGCAGGCATGGGAACATACGCCCATGAAATATTCTGCGTTGGAAGTGTTATCGGCCAATATTCCGACAGTAGCTTTGAGATATGAGGATGCTATAAAAAAATATCTGGATTTTCCGAAGCTGGAATGGATTTGCAAAATGGGACTGAATAATCTTGCCAGGAACATAATAAACAGCCGTTATGACAGTGGTCTGACAGGAAAGGTTAATTACAAAGGCAGAACTATTTATGAAATCCTGGGGCTCACGAAAGTAAATACCAGAGTGTTACAGGCGGTGGACGGAGATCATTGTGCGCTGCGACTGTTACAGGTATCACAGCAGATAGGGCTTCAGTTCAAGCCGGATCAGTTGAAGGAATACTACGAAACATTTGAATGCAATACGGAACTTCTAAAGCAGGCGAACCGGAAAGTGTCATTACACAAATTGGTAAAGTATATCTTGAAAGAAAGTGAGCGTTACCCACTGGGAGATAAGGGTAACTGTTGGAATTATTCCTATATGAGATATAGAGAGCGCGAAGATCCACGGGTTGAACGGAAAAGAAACATGGCAAAAGACTGGCTGGAGTATCTTGGCTGGTGCAAAAAACTGAAATATGATCTTGGCAATATGTTTATCTACATGCCGACCAATTTCAAAAAAGTGCATGACAGGACATATAGGGAGTATCAGGAGCAGCAGGATCGGATTGCAGCAGAGGAAAGAAAACGCAGGGAACGTGAAGCTGCCAAGCGGATGAAGCGGATCAAACAGGCTATGGAAGACATTTTTAATAAAAATACTGGTGCGGATGCATTTGCGATTACAGGGAAGGGATTAATGCTGATGGTTCCGAAATCTGCGGATGAAATAAAGGCAGAGGGAACAGCTTTACATCATTGTGTTGGCACCTATGTAAAGCGTGTTGCAAAGGGCGAGACGATGATCCTGTTCATAAGGAAGATCGATGCACCAGACGAACCGTATTACACGATGGAGTGGAATGGGAGCAAAGTTGTCCAGTGCAGGGGATTTAAAAACTGTAATATGACGCCGGAGGTAAAAGCATTTACACAGGTGTTTGAAAAGAAGATGCGGGATGCGGTGAAGAAACAGGATGGCGCAAAGAACAGGAAGGCAGGGTAGGATATGGCAAAGCAGATGATACGAAGCATCCGGAAAGGATCTGTCCAGTGGAACGAAGAAGACAGGCTGCAGCTTGTGACGCTTTTGGCCAAAGCGGGATATGCGGTTAAGATTGGGCGCCGGGCCGTTCCGGGGCAGGATCCGGAAAAGAAGAATGCACAGATGGAATATACAGTGGAATTTTGGGAGGAATAGACATATGGGATACTTGAAAGAAAGACACGGAATGATGTTGTTAGGAAAAACACCGGAAGGAACATGCCCGATGTGTGCAGTTGCCCACGATCCGGCATTTCCTCACAATCGTGACAGCTTGGTATATCAGTATAAATTTTATGATGAAAATGGACGTTGGCCAACGTGGAGCGATGCCATGGCTCATTGTTCAGAAGAAATGAAAGAGTTTTGGACGGAAGAATTGAAAAAGAGAGGGGTAGAGGTGGAATGAAAATCGGAGAAATAACAGAGATACTGATAAGGATAAAAGATGACTATAGGTATGGTGATTACCGAAGACAGGCAGTAGAAGAAACATGTAATCTTCTGGATAGGCTGCCAAGTATGGAGGAGGCGACTACTTATGAACCGCTCAAAGATAGAATGGTGTGATCATACATGGAATCCGATAACCGGATGCCGGCATGAATGCCAGTATTGCTACGCAAAGAAGATGACAGCAAGGTTTTCCGGTGATATAAGGTTAAACCGGATGGCGAAAAAGGACTATACAGTGCAGAGAGCACCAGACGGGAGCGGGGATATATTTGTACTCGATAAGGCAATGAAAAATGAGACAGGCAATATTCTGGTTTATCCGTTTGGGTTTGAACCTACCCTGCATAGGTACCGGCTGGATACACTTGATAAATTAAAAATGGGAAACAATATTTTTGTTGGAGCCATGGCTGATATGTTCGGATCGTGGGTACCGGATGCATGGATACGTGATGTGCTCGGTGTATGTGTGGAAAACCCTATACATAATTACCTCTTTTTAACAAAAAATCCGGAAAGATATGCGGAATATGGAGTGCCGGCCGGGTTTGACAATCTCTGGTATGGGACGAGTATCACAAGAGAAAGAGAGATGCGAAGGTTTAATAGTCTTCCAGCCGGATGCAGAACATTTGTAAGCATGGAGCCGATTTTGGAGGATCTGGATCCAGAATATCATAATATTTTATTCCAACAGATCGGTTGGATAATACTTGGGGCAGAAACTGGGAGACGGAAAGATAAAGTGGTTCCGGAACGGGAGTGGATCAGGAGGATAGTTTTGGAGGCAGACAGAGTAGGGCTCCCGGTATTCATGAAAGATAGCTTAGTTCCCATTGTCGGTGAGGAAAATATGCGCAGGGAGTTTCCGAAGCAGCTTAAGCATCCGGAGATAAGCCCCAAAATGAAAAAGAAACTGTACGGTACATGTTCCGTATGCAAAGCACATTTGAAAAAGAGTGAGATGGTTACCCTATTGGCAAGATCAAAACGTGGTGAACAGGCAAGGCAGTATGGCTTCATGTGTCCGGGTTGTTTTGGAAAATATTGCGAAGCTCTGGGGCTTGAAATCCCGGAGCTGGAGGGTATGACAGCATACAGGGAAGAGATGGGGGAGATTGATGGAGGGACGTAATCCATGCTACCGGAATAGCTCAGGATATTATGACAAGACGGCAGGAGACGCGCTGGCAAATGTCTCCAGAGAACGGAATGCAGAGAGGAGAAAAGGAATGGCTAAGAGGAGTTGCAGACGAACACAGGACGAGAACCGCATCCATGAAAAAGCGGTAAAAATGAGAAAGATGACAGATGAACAGTTGGTCCACTACGTTGAAGACCGGGTGGAAAAAGCCAGGAGTGAAGGGTACAACAAAGGAAAGGCGGCCATTCAGCCGATGAAGAAGATTGATGTGAAGGGTATTATTCAGGAAATCAGCAGCATCAAAGGCATCGGGGAAGCAAAGTTACAGGGAATTGAATCGGTTCTGGTGCGGCATCTGGAGGCGTAGAGGGATGGATCCGCAGAGGCAGATTATCGGGAGGAAGAATAAGGCATCGGGAGAAATATTTGAAAAGTGGATATCTGATGCTTGCACTTTCTATTTGAAGCAGAGTATTGCCCACATAGAAAAAACGCCCGAGCCGTTCCATATCACAGGGAAGGAACGGAATGGGACGGTCAGGGGTTATTACGAGAAGAAGGGGCAGCCGGATTTCAAGGGAATCCTTTGTGACGGGACAGGCATCATGTTTGAAGCAAAGCATACGGAGCAAGGGAAGATCTTGCAGAGTGTTGTATCCGATACCCAGTGGAGAAATCTGGATATTTACGAAAGCTTCGGAGCTCATTGCTATGTGATGGTATCCATGGGGCTCAGGAGATTCTACCGTGTCCCATGGAGTATCTGGAAACGAATGAAGGAGCTGTTCGGTCACAAACATATGACGGCGGACGAGCTGGAGCCTTACAGGTTACAGGAAAAGAACTGCACAATATTGTTTCTGGAAGGAGTGGAATTGAAGGATGAAGATACAGAAGACAGAACTGGCACAGAAGATCAGTAAGCTTAAAAGCGTAGTGCCGAAACAAACTGCTACGCAGGTTTTACAAGGCATTTTAGTGAAGGATGGCTGTTTAATCGCCAGCAATATGGAAATGACCGTCAAGGCGAAAATAGAGGGCGCAGATGGGGAATCATTTATTATTCCGGCGAAAGCATTTGACCTTATCGCGAACCTGCCGGATGGAGAGGTGGAAATAGCACCAGGCAAGGATAATACGATTAAGATCAGCGCAGAGAAGATAAAAAATACATATCAAACGATGGATTCGGTACTGTTTCCCCTTCCTGAGTTGCCCGAGGGGAATGAAAATGACGTGATGGTAGAGAGTGAAAAACTTCTGGCATCTATGAAACGGGTATCTTATGCGATACCATCCAAAAGCACAGACATGCGTATGACGTCGCTCTGTATGAAGGCGGCTGAAGGGATTCTTGATCTTGTGGGAATGGATGGCCATGTGCTGGCGTGGGACAAGGCGGAATGCTCTGGGGATTTTGAGATGCTCATACCGAAAAACACGGTTGATAAGCTGCTGACGGTCGGGCTCTCAGGCAAGATAGGGATCAGGCACAGTAAACAGAGTGCGGTTTTCGAAACAGAAGATTATGAAGTTTATACAAGGCTGGTGGAAGGAAAATATTATCCTTATCAGTCTATGATCCGGGAAACGCCGTTTGGCACGGTGGTATCAAGGATGGAGCTGGCAGATGCAATGCTTCGGGCGAAATTATGTACGGAGGAAAAAACACCTGTCCGCTGGAGTATTGACGGAGATTGTATTGATATCAGAGTAAAGGATGCAGCGGCGGACTATCAGGAGACTGTCAGCATTCAGGAAGAGATCCGGGAAAAAATAGTAATCGGATTTGACGCAAGGCTGGTGATCGAAACGCTGAAAGCCTTTGACTGCCCGGATATTCGCCTTAGCTTGTCTGGATCGAAAATGCCGATGATTGTTGATACAGAGGATGGCAGCTTTAAAGCACTTGTCCTGCCGGTTCTGATCAGATAGGCACTTACCTTTTGGTGAGGGATTTAATATATCACAGGAACTCAGTGGAAAGCATGGAGGCGGCCGCTTGTGGCCGCCGGAAAGGAGCATTAAATGGATGTAGACAGTATCATGATTTACGATACATGTATTCATTTCACAAATAACACGGAAAGAAACCCGCCTCACTGGTTGCGGTGGCAGTTTAAGCATTACAGCTATTTCTACCAGATTTTACATAGGTTAAAGAGAGAGGGGTTCATGGTTGAAAAGGATCCCGAAACATTTAAACGATATCCGTCTATCTCAAAAGACCATTGGTATGGAAAACGTCAGGAACTTGAATTTGAAGGAATAAAGTATCCGAACGGTTTTGAAATAAGTTTTTTTCAAAATGTTGTCTACGAAAATCCACATGGAGGAAGATATGACTTTCGGAAGTTGGAAAAGATGCCATATCTAATAAGGCTTCAGTACACTAAATATATGGGAATAATAATCAATATGATTAAAACAATGGATGAAGTCAAGGACATAACAAAACCCATAGGGAAGACAGCAAAAGAAAAGATTGTAATTGATCTATCCCAAAATTTTCACATACTGCCGGATTCCGATTTCGATCTTCATGAATTGGATGGTACTAAACCTGGGGTTGGATATGGATGGGGCAATTATGAATATCCCTTCAAAAATCGAGACGGGAAGCTGTTGCACAATGGAGATTTCAAGTATTTTCGGAAACATTGGAGCGGCATCCTTATGAGGGGCAGAATATATTACCGGGCAAATCAGCAGTTTTGGGTGATTGTCAATGATACAGAGATTGAACTGGCATATTATAACGAATTGTTTGATCCCACGCCCGAAGATTTGAAGCTCCGCAGAAAAGCACCGGACAGAGCGCCCGAGGAATATAGGAAACGAAGAAAGGCAATAGATGAATCCAAGGACATGGAACTTATCGCAGAATTGCGGAGAAGAGGATTGAAAGTGAGGGTTGGGACTGTATGAAGGCAATAGCAAAGTATCCGGGGAGTAAGTGGTCTCTCGCAGATTGGATAATCGGATTTTTCCCGGAACATCACAGCTATTTGGAGCCGTTCTTCGGAACAGGGGCGGTGCTGTTCAACAAGCCACGGTCGCACATTGAAACGGTTAATGACTTGGACGGGAATGTTGTAAACTTGTTTGAGTGGATTAAGAAAGATCCAGAGCGTTTGGCACACGAAATTTACTGGACACCATATGCCAGACAAGTTTATGAAGACGCTTTTGCTATGGTGCCAGATGATAGTCTTGGGAAGGCAGTTGATTTCTACATCCGGCTGAATATGGGACATGGCTTCAGGACAAACGGAGAAAAGGTTGGATGGAAAAATGATGTGCAGGGCAGGGAACGGTCCTACGCTTCCCAGGACTGGTGCAATCTACCGGGAAAGATTATGCAGGCTGCTGAAAGGCTTCGGGGAGTGCAGATAGAAAACCGACCGGCTGCAGAGCTTATTCCAAGATTTAATTATAAAAATGTGCTGATATACTGCGATCCTCCGTATATGTTGGAAACCCGGCACGGGAAACAATATCGGTACGAAATGGATACGGCAGACCACGAGGAACTGTTGACACTTCTGCTGGCACATAAGGGTCCGGTGGTTATAAGCGGCTATGAAACGGAACTGTATAACAATATGCTGGCGGGGTGGTATCGGTACGAAACCACCGCATATTCGCAGGTATGTTCCAAGAAGAGAGAAATTATCTGGATGAATTATGAACCGCCGGTAAGGCAAATGAATTTTGATGACTATGGAGGTGCATTATGAAGCGATTGACATCAGATAAGCCGGTTGCAGAAATGGGAATGTTCGAGCTGGCACATAACTCATGCTACATGAAGGACGGCAAGGCAAGATATAGGGATTACGATTTAGACGAGGATGCTAGGGAATTAACAAGGAGGCTTCTCAAGGATCATGCTGGAAGTGATGATGCGTTTACATGCGACGATGATTTTGATGGTTGGATGATTGATTATCTGCAAGACGGCATGGACAGCACGGAAGGCTTGATTGCATTGTTTTACCGCAATTTATGGGCTATGGCTGATCTGAGGGGGGCGTTAAAAGCCTATGAAGATACAGGACTTTCGCCGGATCAGATTGTTGAAATGGACAGCCTTTATGCTGAGAAATGCCGTGAAGTGGCAGAATTGAAAGGAAGGTGTGGTGGAAATGAAGATATGTCCTAAGTGCGGAAGGGAGTTTGAGCGGCTGCTTGCTCTTTCCAGAACAGACAACAAAACAATGATATGTGACGAGTGCGGAACTATGGAGGCTTTGGATAGCCTGCAAAGGGGCGCTTTATCCCCACAGGAGAGGACACGGATCGCTGTGGCGGCGACGGGGAATAAGTGGGCAATGGAAAATTTCAATGCAACACACAATTAGGAGTTAGGAGGGAAGCAAAATGCCGGCAAAGATTGATTTGACAGGAAAAGTGTTTCATAGGCTTACTGTAAAAAAAGAGGCAGGGCGAGACCGTCATGGTTTGGCGATGTGGGAATGTGAATGCTCCTGCGGTGCTGGCAATGAAGAGAACGGCAAAACCGAAGCCAGACGGAAAAACGGCAGAGAAGAGCGAGAATAGGAGGAATGATCAGTGAAAAATAGAATGCAGAGTTTTGTGGACAGAGGAAACAATCTCATAAAGAATGGAAAGACAGAAGCCGCTATGCAGTTGATGATGAAAGGCTTTGACTATTATAGCAAAAAGGTTATCAAAGTCTTGTATCCATATTCAGCATCAGATGCTGGAATGCTGGTGATTGTTCTTCGCCACTTGGCTGACCAGATCGAAAAAAAGAATAAAGGTGCAAAAGAGTTTGCGGAGGGGATGACAAAGATTCTGGTATTTCCAGAACTGGATGAAATTGAAAAATTAGAGAAAGCAAATCGTCATTGATGAAGAGGATGCATCATGAAAGTAAAATGGCTAAATGAAACCTGTAACATTTGCGGGGAACAGCTCAACACATGGGACAAGCGCCTGTCAAGGACACTGGCATATAAAACTCCGATTTGTGAAAAATGCATTGCAAAAGAATACGATATGGAAAAAGACGCATTGCGCAGCAGAATGGAAGAATATTTCGGGACGCGCCCGTGCCAGGGGATATGAGGTGGAGATATGGGAGAATATAATCTACTCACGCAAAAGCTTCTGGCAGCAGGATATACGGCAGATAACCATCCGGTTTATGTCCGGATACCCAACAGCGGATGGGACAGGAACAATCCGCTGCGAAATTTGCAGGACGGGTTTGAGTATGATCCCAAATATCAGGCTAAGCTGATTTTTAAAACGGGGTGTGGCCTGCTTGTAAAGGGGAGCCGTTTCCGGGGCAGCATGGGTTACATGGGTATCACCTGGATACCGGAGAATGATAACCCGGTGATCAACTGCCCGTACCGAAAAGATTCCTGTAGTCTGCGGAATCCAATCCTTGGAGGAGCGAGAGGCGTGGGAATTTCAAAATTCTTTCAGTGCGATTGCCATCAGACAGACGAACCTTATAGCTACGAAAACAGTGTGGACAAGATATGCGACGAATATGAACAAATTAAAAGACAAAAATACGACGAATTCTCCGACAGGGTAAAAGGGCATATATGCTATTGGCATATGTATTGGTCTGATTGGGATCAGGACTGGACGCAAAGATATGATCCGATGATTTGCGCAAGGCACTGCACAAATGTCGGCGGCACCTGCAATCTGAGACAGGTGCCAGTCAGTAAAAAGAAAGGCAATGTCTTTTACGATGTAAAGGTATCCCATATCCGCAGGGACGGAACGCTCTTTGATGGTCAGGAAGCAGTTACGATCAATAAAGGCGTGAGGCTGTTTGAAACCGGAAAATCAATTACAATCTGCGAAGAAATTGTGAAGCGGTGCAAGGCTGATATCATCAGGAAGGAAACGGATAAACGTCACACTGAAGTGCTCTTACAGGGATGGAAGGTGGATGTATTGAATATCCGGGCAGAGCAAAGGGAAAGCCGAGATCTGATGCAAGACTTGCAGGATATAAGGGATGGCATAGAAGTCATACATGAATCAGACCTGAAGAAAAAAGAAAAAGAAGCAAAGAAACAAAGGCGGCAGCAGGCGCAGGAGCATAAAGTAAAGAAACTGGAAAAGAAGCTACTGGAGATTGGATATTACAATCTGGAAGAGTACAGCCTGGACCGCAGACATGCAGATAAATGGCTGGGAGAGGAGAGGATTGAAGAGTTGGAACAAATGAGGATACTGCGGGAAAAGGAAAGGCAGAGTCAGCCGATGCAGATGTCGCTGTTTGATCTGATGGAGGATTAATTGATGGACGATATTCAGAAAATAATTTTGTATTTTGAGGAAAAGTTGAAACAGGACCGCTTTGCAATAAATAAGCCCGATGTTGGAAGGGAAAAAACGGATCGTGCGCAGTTTTTTAAAACCGCTATCTCCGCCATGCAGGAACTCCAGAATTATCGGACGCGAATAGAACAGTTAAAACACGCGGAAGTATGGCAATTTGCGTGTAAGCTGCCTGATGGACGGATTTGTCACTTTAGTGATTTTATAGAGTTTTTGGAGAAAGGGGAGGTAGGAGGACGATGAAGGCATTGGATAAAATCAGAGAATCAAAACGCCTGATTATTGAGCGTGTGTCAAGCGACGGCGGATACGGTGAGTTGCATATGCCGGGTTGGACAGGAAGTGTTATATGGAGTTGCGGATGCGGATGGGAGCATGTGAGCGTTTCGCCGTACAAACACCGCATAACGCCGGAATGGGATGACATGTGCATTATTAAAGACATATTTTTTGAGAATAGTGAATGGGCGGTACAGTTTCCCCCAGCGAAAGAAGAGTATATAAACAATATGCCGAACTGCCTGCACCTGTGGCGGCCGATTAACGAGAAGCTGCCTATACCGCCATCTGTGCTGACAGGAGTGAGAAATGGGCAGACAAGGGAAAGTGTGTTGGAAGAGATAAAAGAATGTTCTAAATATGACGTACCAGGACAGATTGAGATGGAAGAATACCTTCAGAGCATTACATAGAAAAGGAGAGTGCTTTCGCAACCCTCCCAACAGACAAATATATTATAACAAAATTCCACATGAATTAAAAATAAATTTTAAGGGGGCGCGAAAGCATGCAAGAGGTTGATAGAAAAAAAATCATAGCTTTAAGGAACGCTGGTTGGAGAACAGAGAGGATTGCCGCAGATATGCACATGGATCCGGACGCTGTAGATAAAGCCATAGCCGATTTCGAGGATAGAGAGAAGAAAAAGGCAGGGGCGAAGCAGGAGGGAGAACCAGGGGAAAAAGCAAAGGAAGAAACCTTTATTATCGTCACCTCAGAGCAAATGAAAGAAATTTATGAGAAGGCGGCGGCGATCGGGGCGAAGGAGGCACTGGAGACTATTAAACAGGAACGGAAGAAAGAGTACAGCGGAAGATCTGACCGTCGGCTCCGAAATACAAAGCTGCTCCTGCGGAATTACCACATGCTGAAGGAACATGCCGAAAAATCCGTATTCGGAAGGACACAGATGGGAGAATCGGCAATGGATATCCTGGAATCAATGATGTCGCTATATGACAGTGCGGTTATCATGGAAAGCATTAAGCGTAGCGCAACCAGGACAGCAATAATAGTCTCCCACATCGAAACAATGTTTGGGTTATATGAGGTATATTGCGAAAGATCAATGAATCCAGAGATCGACAAAAGGCGGTATGAGGTTGTGTGGGATATGTATATGGCAGAGCAGCCCCTTTCGGCAAAAGAGATCGCTGAAAAGCAGAATATTTCAAAGGATACCGTTTATTCGGATCTGAGGATAGCGATTGAAAGGCTGACTGCGCTTATTTTTGGGGTGGATGGTTTGAACGTTCGTTGAATCCTCCCGCTCAAAAAAGTTTCCATTGACATTATAATATATAAGTGGCAAAATGATATTCGTAAAATTCTAAATCAGACGTTGAGGGAAGCCTGCGAAAAGCAGGCTTTTCTTTTGCGCAAAATTCCCGGGAAAGGAGAGGGAACAGGGTAGGGAACGCATGGCTCCTCCAAAATAAAATATGAGGAGGATTAAAATGCATCATACTATTTTAGTGCTGTTGGCATATGCGGTGATTATGCTGCTGTCTACAGTACTCATGACGAAAAAGGAAAAAAGCGTAGAAGGTTTCTGTGTCGGAAACCGGAATATTGGATGGTTTGTATCAGCATTGAGCATTGCAGCCACCTGGATCTGGGCGCCGGCATTATTTACCTCAACGGAAAATGCTTATACCAAAGGTTTTGCAGGATTGTTTTGGTTTCTGGTGCCCAACGTGCTGTGTCTGATATTTTTTATCCCGTTTGCAAGGAAAATCCGGAAGGAAATGCCGGAGGGGATTACTTTGTCTGGGTATATGCGACAGAAATATGATTCGGATGCAGTTCGGAATGTATATCTTTTCCAGCTTGGTGCTTTATCGGTGCTGTCCACTGGGGTGCAGTTGCTGGCGGG